ATGTCCTTATCAGGACGTTGCAGGGTGCAAGGAAGCCTGTCTAAATACAGCAGGTAGAGGTGGCATTATAAAGAAGGGTGAAACCACTAATGTCATACAAGAAGCTAGAAAGCGTAAGACTAATTTGTATTTGGAGGACAAAGAAACCTTCATGACTTACCTGATTACAGACATTATGAAGTTTGTAAGATACTGTGAAAAGAAAGATAAGCTTCCTTGCATAAGATTGAATGGTACTAGTGATATACAATGGGAGACTATCAAGATAGACGGACAGAATATCTTTGATATCTTTCCAACTGTACAGTTCTATGATTACACCAAGATACCTACAAGAAAAGTAGAGCAACATAAAAACTATCACTTGACATGGAGTTACAGTGAAGCTAATATGAAGTATGCTAATCTGTTTGACAAGATTGCTTACAACATAGCAGTTGTATTCAACGGAGATATGCCTATCTATTTCAAGGGTAGAGAGGTAGTCAATGGAGATGAAAGTGATTTAAGATTTTTAGATAAGAGCAATGTGATTGTTGGTCTGAAAGCAAAAGGTAAAGCCAAGAAAGATATGAGTGGCTTTGTAATACAAACAGCATAAAGGAGAAGCAATGGAAATAAAAGAGAAACAATTAGCTTATGCATTTTTTAATAGTTGCAGAGTAGATTTTAAATATAAAAATGAAGATGAAACTAGAACATTATATACAGTGAATGAGTTAAAATATAATGATGATGATGAGATTCTTATTGGTGGTTGTACATCATCAACAGGATTATATAAACAATTCTTTGTAGAAAATATGAACTCTGTTCGTCTTTACAAAGTTATAGATTATACAGAGTTATAAGGAGATAATATGAAAATAATAGGTTGGAAATTAGTTGCTTATTGGGAAGATGATACTAAAGAAGATGTATCTCTTGACATGCCTTATTGGATAACTAAAAGAATAGATAATTTTTTAGATGAAGTAGAGGATGAATATGATGAGTAACACACACAACGAACAAACACTAGAACAAATATATGAGCAGGTCTTAGAAGATGATGCTAAACTATTATTAACAGATGAGATAGATGAGATTTGTTATCTGTATGAACTACATGCAGATGATGATAGAGAAGAGATACTAGGCTTCATAGCTGAAAGTATTTATTATAACCAACACAACTAAGGAGATAAGAAAATGAAAACTAAAATATTAAAAAGCAAAGTAGTTATTGACATGAGTGTTAGTGAGTATGACACTTTGTTTAAATACATAGGCAAACTTGAAAGCATGTTAAGCACCTTACACGAGACAAACGATTTATGGTTGTCTGATGTTCATAATTTAAGCAGTCTTAAATGGGAATTGGTAGAGATGTTAGATGCTGAATACGATTCAAGTACTTATAGATATGTAAAGAGAGGTAGTAAATAATATGAAAGGAATACTAATAAACCCATTCGATACAACAATAAAAGAAGTAGTATACACAGGAGACTTCAGAGAAATCTATGACCTTGTAGACTGTAGAAGTTTTGATTGTGTTCGTATATATGAAACACAAGACATGTATATAGATGATGAAGGACTGATGAGAGATAATCAAATGTACTTTACTATGAATGACAGAGTGTATGCAGGTAAGGCTTTGTTACTGTCCCATGATGATGAAGGAGAATCGACATCTACAAATTTAGATTTACAAATGGTTGAAGATATGGTAGAATGGTTGCCTGAAGGACACAAAGAAACTCCTTACATGGAGTTTATAGCATGGAAATAATATGAATCAGAAACAAATTAAGAAACTTAGAAAACGAATCAAACCTATTCAAATTGAATGGCTAGAAAGTTTATTGCCTGTTGAACAAGCACAGACTATTACAATAGATAATGTTGAGGACTTACTTCCTGAACAGACACATGCTTTTGGTCAAGGGCAATTACATATGTCATACATGACAGACAAGTGGATAATGAAATACTTAAAACAATATCCGAACATAACAACATACAAAGAACTGATGGAGGTATCAGGTAATGGATGAATACGTAATAGATGTAGTAATCAATGGAGAATCAGATAGTCTTAAGACTTGGTGTAACTCTGTTTATTCTGCTGTAGATAGTATGGTAGGTATAGACATGGTTGAGGATATCAAAACAATCACAAGAACTTTAGATGGTAAGGTATGGGATGTTAAAGATATGGACATTGACTACTTAAGAAACTTAAAAGAAAACATAGATGAGTCTGTATTATCTGATGCATTCAAATCAATAGAGGATTTAGTTCATGACTCAACACACTGATATTGTAAAAAAACAAAAGATAATACTAGAACAAGAAAGACTTGATAACTCTATTAATTTTATAGAGGTTAGGTTTAAAGATAGTAAATGGACAACAGAAACTACAGGATATAATAGTGGTAGAGTTGTTATTAAATATAATGATAAAAGAAAAAAGGATAAGATAGAAAATGAAATTTAATATAAAAGATTTTAATTATATAGGAATAATAATAGCATTGTTGATTGCTTTGTTTGCTTTAAACAATCAATATAAAAATGATTCATATACTAGAGTTATGAATTGTTTTAAAGATGTGGTAGATGAACCTAAATTCTGTCAAGAATTTTATAAACAATACAAGGATTAATATGAACGAAGGATTTACAAAACTAAACAAAGAACAATTTAGATACTTTGAAGAGTGGTTAAGCAAACATCTTGAAGAACTATATGAAAACAAGATAGCATATGAGGTACGTTGGCAGGGTAAAGATTTTTACGTTAGACTTTGTGATGAAAGTATTTACACAATAGATGATATAATGCTTGACATTGATAAGGAACTCTGATACAATGTGCAACATGATGACGAGTAACCAAAGAACTTTAAGCCCTCTATCTCCAAATACTAAACTATTTGGTTTGGCTTCAGTCCATGACTTCGAGAGTAGTCAGCTCAAAACTCTCCCTATTTTTAACGAACTATTAACTAAACCGTAGGAGGTAAATATGATAGTAGATGGAACTGCGTATTGGGCGAGTATTAAAGAACCCAATACCACATTTGAACCTATGTACACAGTCAACCTAGTTGTTGATGAAGAGACTGCAAATGACTTTGCAACTCGTGGACATACCATTAAGCAGATGGACGAAGGTTCTGCTATAGTAATCAAACGTAAAGTCAATGGACCAAATGGTATGGTCAGGACTGCACCTAGATTACTAGACCAAAACAAACAGGAAGTACATCTTGCTGTAGGTAATGGTTCTAAGGTCAGAGTCCAATATAATGAATACGATTGGGAATGGAAAGGTAAGGCAGGGAAAGGTCTTGACTTACAGGCTGTTCAGATTGTAGACTTGGTAGAGTACAAGGCTCAGGACGGCTCTGAATTTTTTGATGATGATGAGGAATTTTAATATGATTATTACTATTAAAAATGATGACGGTGAATCAGTCTATGATGTTTCAAAGATTGAAGATGAACAAAGAAGAGCAGGTGCTAATGTGTCTATCAGTAAGATAGGCACGTTGAATGTGCTAGTGGAAGCTTTGAACTATGCTTCACAAGGTCATCAAAATAATCTTGAAGCTGTGCTAAAGGAAAGTCCTGAAGCAGTAGTTGAACAAGATGATGAAGAAGAAACTTCAACCGAAGAGGAATCTTTAAACGAAGTATCTTAATATAACTCGGCTAGGTGTAAAAAGCCTAGCCACATTTCTAATGGAGATAGAATGCAACAAGAACGAACACAATTTATTAAACACAAATTACCCTGCCCTAAATGTAGTAGCAGTGATGCTGTATCTCTGAATGAGAATGGCTCTGCTAAATGCTTTAGTTGTAATACATTCTTTACAGATTATGACAACGAATCAACAGGAAAGGTAATTGAAATGACAAGTAAACCCAAACCCGATAACACATTTCTTACATCATACACTGGTGCTTATGGTGCTTTAACTGACAGAGGTATCTCTGAAAATACAGCAACCAAGTTCGGTGTTAAGATAGTCAAGGATAGAAACAATAATATTGCTCAACATATTTACCCATACTTTAATGGTAGTGAAGTTGTTGGTACTAAGACAAGGTTTGTATCTAACAAAGGCTTCACATGTAATGGAACATTCGAGGACACAGGTTTGTTTGGAGAACAACTGTGTGGAAACACAGGTGGTAAGTACCTGACTATTACCGAAGGAGAGTGTGATGCTATGGCAGTACATGAACTCTTCCAAGGTAAGTGGTCGGTAGTATCTTTAAAGCGTGGAGCTTCGGCTGCTGTTAAAGATATACGAGAGAGCATTGAGTTTGTAGAATCATTTGACAATGTAGTTCTATGTTTTGATAATGACAAGGCAGGTAAAGATGCAGCTAAAGCTGTAGCTAAGATACTCAAGCCTAACAAAACTAGAATCATGTCGTTCCCTAATGGGTTCAAAGATGCAAACGAAATGCTTAAGCAGAAGAAGTTCCAAGAGTTTACCCAAGCTTGGTGGAACGCTAAGACATACACTCCTTCAGGTATCATGGAACTATCATCTCAAAAGGCTGACTGGTTACATAGAGAAGAGAAGGAGAGTATTGCATATCCATGGGACGGACTAAACAAGAAGTTGTATGGTATGCGTAAAGGAGAACTTGTTACCCTTACAGGTGGTACAGGTCTCGGTAAGTCTAGTGTGACAAGAGAACTAGAACACTGGCTTATTAAGAACACAGAAGACAATGTAGGTATTGTAGCACTTGAAGAGAACTGGTTGAGAACTGCTGATGGTATACTATCTATCGAAGCTAACGATAGGATATATTTATCAGAGAAGCGTAAGAATTATTCAGATGATGACCTCATGGGTTTGTTTGATAAGGCTATTCCTTCAGGCAGGGTGTTCATCCACTCTCACTTAGGTGCTACTGACATTGATGATATCTTTGCCAAGCTTAGATATATTATTGTAGGATGTGAATGTAAATGGGTAATCGTTGACCACTTACATATGCTTGTCAATGTTCTCCACGAAGGAGACGAGAGACGAGGTATTGATATGTTGATGAATAAATTACGTAGCCTAGTTGAAGAGACTGGTGTAGGTATGATATTAGTATCTCACTTACGTAGAGCATCAGGCGATAAAGGACATGAGCAAGGTATCGAAGTATCATTGTCTCATCTCAAAGGCTCACAAGGTATAGCACAACTATCGGATTGTGTGATTGCACTGGAGAGAAATCAACAGGCAACCAATCCCGAAGAAGCTAACCTTACCAAGGTTCGTGTACTTAAGTCTAGGTATACTGGAGACACAGGATTAGCTTGTGGTCTTAGATATAACGCTGATACAGGTAGACTGTTTGAAGTATCAGAGGAGGAAACATTTGACAATGAACAATTCTAAAATAATATTTGACATCGAAGCTGATGGCTTAGACCCTACAGTTGTATGGTGTATTGTAGCTAAAGAATTAAATGGTGCTGTCCATAAGTTTGATAACACACAGATAGCTGAAGGGATTAAGTTCTTAGAAGATGCTGATGTATTGATTGGACATAACATCATAGGCTATGATATACCTGTGTTGCAAAGACTGCATGGTGCTAAACTCACTAACAAGTTAGAAGATACACTTGTCATGTCAAGACTATTCAATCCTATCCGTGAGAACGGACATAGTTTGAAGGCTTGGGGATGGCGTGTTGGTTGTTTGAAACAAGAGCAACCTGAAAACTTTGATGAGTTTACACCTGCTATGTTAGACTACTGTGTTCAAGATGTAAGATTAAACGAAGCTGTATATAATTACTTGATAAAAGAAGGTAAGATATTCAGTGAAGAATCTGTCAATCTTGAACATGATGTAGCTAAGATAATAAAACAACAAGAGAAGAACGGATTCTTTTTTAATACTCAACAAGCTATGGAACTACTGGCTGAACTTAAAGATAAACAGTTAAAGGTAGAGGATGAAGTACATAATACTTTCAAACCTAAACTTGTAGATGATAAGTTAGTTACTCCTTATGTTAAAAAAAATGGAGAGTTATCTAAGCGTGGTATGACTGATGAAGAATACGAGAGATGTATTAAGACTCAAAGCGTTGAGCCTTTCATGAGACAAAAGTTGGTTAACTTTAATCTTGGTAGTCGTAAACAAATTGGGGAATACCTAATTGATTTTGGTTGGGTTCCTAAAAAGTTTACACCTACAGGACAGCCTATTGTAGATGAAGGTACTCTTAAAAAGATTGAACACATTAGAGAAGCTAAGTTAATTGCAGACTTCTTACTATATCAAAAGCGTATAGCACAGGTTACATCTTGGATAGATGAACTTAAAGATGATAGAGTTCATGGTAGTGTAATACCTAATGGTACTATCACAGGTAGAATGACACACAGGAATCCTAACATGGCACAAGTACCTAATGCAGGTAGTCCTTATGGTAAGGAGTGTCGTTCATGTTGGACTATACCTGAAGGACGTAAGCTTGTAGGTATTGATGCTAGTGGATTAGAACTTAGAATGTTAGCTCATTATATGAATGACCCTGAATATATTGAAGAGGTTATTAATGGAGACATACATACTACTAATCAAAACCTTGCAGGTCTAAAGACTAGAGACCAAGCTAAGACATTTATATATGCCTTAGTATATGGTGCAGGAGATGCTAAGATAGGTAGTGTTGCAGGTGGTGGATTAAAGAAAGGTAAAGAACTCAAACAAACTTTCTTCAAGAACTTACCTTCACTTAAAAATCTAAAAGAAAAAGTACAGAAAGCATCTGAACGAGGATACCTTAAAGGTTTAGATGGTCGTAAGATATATGTACGTAGTCAACATGCTGCACTTAATACTTTACTACAAGGTGGTGGTGCAATAGCAATGAAGAAAGCTATGTGTTTCTTAGATGCTTTGATAAAACTAAATGATATAGATGCTAAATTTGTAGCTAACATACATGATGAATGGCAGATAGAAGTACCTGAAGAAAGTGCTGACTTTGTTGGAGAGCTTGGTGTTAAAGCTATTGAACGAGCAAGTGAGCATTTTAATATGCGTTGCCCACTAACAGGAGAATATAAAATAGGAGAGAATTGGTATGAAACACACTAAAGAACATTCAACAAACAGGAAGGGAGACCTTGCAGAATTTTATGCAGTCACTTGGTTATGGGATAATGGCTATGAAGTATTTAAAAACTGTGGGTGTGATGGGTTCATTGACTTAGTAGCCCGAGACCCTAAAGGAAATATAACATTAATAGATGTTAAGACTGCTAGAAGAGATTACAGAACTGAAAACTCTTATACATCAAGAACAACAAGAACTAAAAAACAAATAAAAGCAGACGTTAAGTATTTATTATACTTACCTGATACAAGAAAATTAAGATGGGTGAAACATGATGACAAATAAAAAAGAAGAACTTATTGACAAAACTGAATTAGATAGCTATAATAAATTTACGTCTGAGTCAGGACATTGGTATACTCAAGAGGGAGAACCAATGTATACTATCATCGGTGCTAATGGTAAAGAAAGGAACACTACTCTTAGAGATGCTAAGAAAGAAAACTTAGTTCCTTCTGTTACTACCATACTAGGTATGATAGCTAAACCTTCATTAGAAAACTGGAAAATAAATCAAGCACTTAACTCGGCTCTTACTTTAGAGAGACAAGAGGGAGAGTCTATTGATTCATTTACTTACAGATGTAAATATGATTCTAAGAAAATAGGTATGGAAGCTGCCAAACAAGGTACTAAAATACACTATCAGATTGAGAAAGGATTCTTAGGTCTAGGTCAAACAAAACCTTACAAGAAAATAAAAGCTTGGCTTGATGAAAACTATCCTGACGAAGAATGGATAGCAGAAGATTCTTTCTGTGCTGATTCAGGTTATGGTGGTAAGATAGATTTATATTCTAAGTCTGGAATCTTTGTTGACTTTAAAACTAAGGATAACTTAAAAGGCAAAGACCCATCTAAATTAGTATATGACGAACATGGTATGCAGTTGTCTGCTTATGCACAGGGTTGTGGCTTTGATAATCCACAGAGAGTTTCTATCTTTGTTGACAGGAAAGATACAGGATTAATCTCTTGTCATATATGGGATGATGAATCTCATACAAGACATCTAGGTATGTTCAATAGTATATTAGATTACTGGAAGTTAGTTAAGAACTATGACTCCTCGATTAATAATGCCTAGAAGATTACCAAGAAAACCTAGACCTAAAAAGACAGGTGTACCTAAAGGGTATGATAGTATTTGGGAATATCAAATACATCAGACTCTTCTTAAAGATTGGAAACATCATTGGGATAACATAGACTATATAGTTAAGCATAAATATGAGCCTGACTTTGTTAAGATAATAGATAACAAAACTATTTTGATTGAGGCTAAAGGTAGGTTTTGGGACTATGCAGAGTATAGTAAGTACATACATATACGAGAGGCTTTGCCTAAAGGTTACGAGTTAGTATTCTTATTTCAAAAACCTTTTGCACCTATGCCTCAAGCTAAGAAAAGAAAAGACGGAACTAAAAGAACTCATGCTGAATGGGCAGAGAAAAATAATTTTACATGGTATAACGAAGAGAGTTTACCGAAGGAGTGGAGAAGCAGTGAACTATAAATTTAATGAAGATAAAATATTAAATGAATTAAAAGCTTATGTAGGCAATACATATGACCAACATTATTCTAATGGTAAGTATCAAGCAACAGATATGATAATTGATTCAGGGTATGGAGAAGGATTCTGTCTTGGAAACATTATGAAGTATGCTATGAGGTTTGGAAAGAAGGAAGGAAAAAACAATTTAGACTTGTATAAGATTATACATTATGCTATAATAGCTATTCATGTCAACAACAAGGAACAAGATAATGGTGGAAGATAAAATAGGAACTAAGCCTTACTTAGGAATTGAAATAGATTATGATAAAGAAAAAACATTTGACAAGTTTAGCCTTGACACATTAAAAGATAGATATCTTTGGGAGAATGAAACACATGCACAAGAAGCATTCGCAAGAGCCTCCGTCTTCGGAGCAACCTACAAAGGCGAGACAGATTTTGAACTGGCTCAAAGACTTTACAACTACAGTTCCTCTAGGTGGTTCATGTTTAGCACTCCTATACTTAGTAACGGGGGAACAAGTCGTGGGCTTCCTATCAGTTGTTTCCTTAATTATGTTCCTGATAGTCGGGGTGGTTTATCTGCTCACTATGACGAGAATATATGGTTGGCAAGTTCAGGTGGAGGCATCGGTGGATATTGGGGCGATATTAGGAGTAACGGTATTTCTACTACTCATGGCAGTCGTTCTACTGGTTCAATTCCTTTCATGCATGTAGTTGATTCACAGATGTTAGC